ATAATGCAACTGGAACTCCTAACTATGCTGCTCCTGGTGCACATCGTTATTCGATTAAGACTGAATTAAAAACTCAAGGTAACTTTGGTTCTACGATAGATAACTTCCTATTACTTCTACGTGTTGTAAATGGTAAAATTCAAAAGCAAGTTCGTGAATCTGATTATAACGTGATTGAAGACACATTAGCTCGTCGTACTTTTGATGAGTCAGGCGATTATACTGTTCGTCCGTTTAAAGCCACGATGAAAGAAGATACTGATGTAAATACTCCAGGAGATGCCACTAAATTAGTTGCTGCTATTGAGCCATCAAAAGCATATGTCCGTGGATATGAAATCGAGACACTTTCTACCACAAATCTTTCAGTAAATAAATCACGTGAAGCTGCATTATTTGAAGGTGCTTCTGTATCTTCGGTTATTGGTAACTTTGTAAAGCTAACTGCATCTACTGTAACTGGTTTGCCGGATACTATTACATTCGATACTGTTAATCTTAAGAATGCTACAAGTGGCGGTGGTACAACAATTGGTACTGCTAGGGTTCGTCAGATAGAAAAAGATGGAACAGACTTTAATGTATATCTTTTTGACATACAAATGTCTGGAAGTAATTCGTTTACTGCAGTTAAATCTATTCAGTCAACAAATCATATTAATGGTAATGTTACACTTGTTAATTCAAAAGCTGTACTAAGAGATCCAACAAGAAACACGCTAGTATTCAAGCTTCCATTCAACCGAGTAAAAACTTGTGATGATGGAACTGGTGACTTTAACTATGTATATTTCTCTAATAAGAAATTCACTCCTGATACAGTATCTGCCGGGGAAGCTACGTTTACAACAGCTGGTTCTACTGAACTATTTGAACCATTTGATACCGATAACTGGATTCTTGCAGTTACATCAGGATCAAGTTCGGGTGATATTGTAACTCTGACAAGTGGAGATATTAATATTGCATCAGGATCACAGTCAGTAAATATATCTGGTCTTAGCTCCTTTGAGGGTGAGACTGTACAACTTATTGCTGGCATAAAGAAAACACTAGATCATGATTCTAAATCACTAACAAGTGATGGTTCGCAGAACATTCATCAAGTAGCATTTACTGATAGTGGTAATAATGCTGTAAAAACAGTAATTGAGGCTGGTGATTTACAGTTAGGTAAAGCTGATGGTTATCGCTTACTTGCAGTATATATGGCAGCCGACTTTACTACAGCAGCAGCTGATACAGATGTAGATGTAAAAGAATATTATGATTTTGACAATGGTCAAAAAGATAACTTCTATGGTATATCACGAATTAAAATTAAACCAGGTACTAACTTTAAACCAACTGGTGCATTACTTGTAAAGTATGAGTTCTTCTCACATGACGGCACAGGTGACTTCTTCTCGGTTGATTCATATAGCGGCTTAACAAACAGTGACGGTGCTGCAGTTACATATGAGGATATTCCTTCATATACTGTAAAATCTACTGGTGAAGTTATTGAACTAAGATCTGCTATTGACTTTAGGCCAAGAGTTAGCGATGCTGGAGTTAACTTTAGTGGGACAGGCGCAGTAACTAAATTAGTTCCTGAGCCAGCAACTACATTCACAACTGATATTCAATACTATCTGAATCGCCGAGATAAAGTATTCTTAGATAAGAATGGCGAATTTGGAGTTGTCCAAGGTGTATCAGGTCTAAATCCTGAATTGCCAGATGATCCAAAAGATGCAATGGTTCTTTATCATCTTCTTGTGCCGGCTTATACTCTTACTCCTGACGAAGTAGAGATTACTATCCTTGATAATAAACGTTATACAATGCGTGATATCGGTAAAATTGAACGTCGTGTTAACACATTAGAATATTATACATCCCTTTCATTCCTTGAAAAAGAAGCTTCAGGTCGTCAGATCGTTGATTCAACTGGTGCATTGCAGCGGTTTAAGAATGGATTTGTTGTAGACTCATTTAAATCATATAATGTGGCTGACGTAAAATCACCAGAATATAGAGCAGCTATTGATCCTGACGATGGAATTCTACGTCCACAGTTTGTTCAAGAAGCAACTCGTTTACGCTATGATGCATCTAGTTCAGCAGGAATACAAAAGACTGGTGACTTGGTTACATTACCATATGCTAATGCAGATCTAGTTAATCAACCGCAAGCGTCATCACTTATTAATGTTAATCCATACGATGTGTTTACATGGCAGGGATCTGTAGATCTTTCACCATCATCTGATGAGTGGAGAGA